CAACGGCCTTGTTCCAGAGTTCTTGCAGAGTCATCTCGTGCTCCCGTTCGTTGAGAAGCCGGTTGAAAAAGCGAGCGAGGCCTGAAGAAGAGGCCCCGCCCAATGGCAACGCCTTAGGACTTGATCAGCCCGAGCGTCTTCAGCGCCGCGACGAGATCGCCCAGGCTGTAGGCGGTCGAGCCGATCGAGCCGTCGAACGTCGTGTTGACGAAGACCGACGTCGTGGCGCCAGCGGCCACGGTGTGGACGTTGACGGCGGCGGTCGGCTGGACGGCCGGCGTCTGGCCGAAGAACGCGATCTTTTCGGGAAGACCGGCGGCGTTGGTGGTGCCACCCAGGACGGTGCCCTGGGTGTTGCCGTCGGAGAGCTGCCGCGGTGCGGCGGAGGTGGTGGCCATGACAGACCCTTTCTCAGTGGGTGGTGTGGTTCAGGACGGCAACGACGTGAGGGCTGGACCACTCCTTCTCGCGCCCGAGCGCGATCTGCTCGCGAATCGTTTGCGCGAACTGGTCAGCCGCCTCCTTCAGGATCGCGGGGCCCACGGCGATGGGGGCGCCATCGAGCGTGCGTTCCACGACGACCTGGTAGAGGGGCTGCTTCAGCGGGGAGCGGGGAGTCTTCACGTCGTTTCCTTGGGGTGTGCCGCGAGCGGCTCTTAGTTGGTGAGGCGAACGCCCAGCTCGGGGTAGAACGTCGAGGTCCCGTACAGCACATCGATGCGGCACGGGAACACGTCGTTGGTCACGTCGTAGGCCCGGATGATTCGCAGCGAGATGTTTTTGTAGGTCTCGCGCGCAGCGAAATCCACGCCCTGCGGCAGCTCCAACGGCACCGTCACGAGACCGAAGCAGTCGCGCGTGAAGCCGATGTTCTGGGCGTACGACGTCGAGGCGGAACCCTTGACGGTGATGGCCGCGCTGTTGGCCGGCGAGCCGCTCACGGTCTGGTACGCGCCGGACGTGGTGATGGCCGGGTAGATGCCGATCGTGGAGTTGCCCGATCCGTCCGAGCTCGCCGTCGCGGTGACAACGAAGTTCTGCAGCTGGCCGGTGGACTGCCGGTTCTTCGGGTTGACCGCGAAGACGCCGGCGACCGTGAACACGTCGCCCACGTTGAGCAGCGCGGCGATGCTGTTGCCCCAGCCGTTGGTGACCAGCGAGGAACCCGTCTGGCCAGCGCCGTTGACCAGCGGCGTGCCCGTGTAGGCCCCCACGGTCTGGCTCTGGACGTTCTGGTCCATGAAGATCTCGAAGTTCGCGATGTTGGCCAGGAAGCCCTTCAGCGCGGGTTCGGAGACGCTGCGCACGTACAGCGTCGACAGCGCGTTGGCCATCGACCAGTACGCGGCCGGGTTCAGGATCAGCACGCGGCCGTCTTGCGGCACACCACCCTCGTCCATGCGCTGGCCCACCGCGGCGAGCGAGGCGAACGAGTTCGGCACGGTGCCGGGGGTGCCCACCAGGTTGCTCACGGACTGGAAGTTCGTGAGGACGTCGTAGTCGATCTGGTTGGCCAGCTCCGCCATCGCGGGCTTGAGGTAGCGCTCCGAGAACTCTTCGATCGTCAGCGTCAGGTCTTGCGACGTGAACTGAAAGTCCACGTGCTTCTGGTTGCTGATGGTGATCGAGGTGCTCGGCTCGCTGATGTCCTGGATCTGCAGCGCGGGGCCGCTGGACACCTTGAAGCGGTTCGGCTTGCGGATCGTCAGCGAGCTGCCGATCTTGACGAACTGGTTCTCGAACTGGCGGTTGACCTTGCCGGCCGCCACGAGGTTGTTTTCCAGCATCACCAAGCTTTCCTTGGTGATGACGGTGGGAGTGAGTAGGGTTTGGGACGACACGGTGTGTTCTCCTCGCCGCCCCGCTTGGGCGACATCAGGTGGTGTTCATGGGTGGGGTTCCTTCCAGCCCGGCTGTGCCGGTAAAACAGCCCGAGATCGCTCGGTGCGCCCTGCGTGTGACCGCAGCAGGGAAGCGGTTTGAACTGCGAGACGTCAGTGCGTCGCGCCGCGCAGTTCTGTCTTGCGTCGCGCTGCGTACTCGTCCATGGACTCCTCTTCGGGGCCCTTGCGAGTGGCGGCAGCGCGCGCGCCGACGGTGCGAACGGGGTCAGGCGCCTTGGTCAATTCAGGCGGCTTCGGCGCCTTCAATTCGGCGGCCAGCAGGCCCATCTCGAAGACGGCTTGCGGCGGCGTCAGCGCGGCCAGGCGCGCCGCGATCTCCGGGTTCTTGCCTAGGTGGTAGGCGAGCTGCGGACCGTCCTCGCGCGTGGTGATGACGCTGGCCATGGCCAGCGAGATCTGCAGGTCGGCACGCTCGGCCACTTCGGCGTAGTCAGGCATCTGCTCGATGGCCTTGGCGCGGTTGGCACTCCAGTCGGCCTGCATCTTCTCGACGCTGGCCTGCTCGGCGGCCTTGCGCGCGTCGTCGGCGACCTTGGCGGTCGCCTCTTCGGACGCCTTCTTCGCAGCGTCAGCCGCCGCAGCGGCCGCCTTGGTCGCGGCGCTGTTGGACGTCCATTCGATCAGCGCGTCCTCGTGCGCATTGAGCGCTGCATCGAACGCGTCCGGGTCTTCGAAGTTCTCGCGCAAGGGACGCTTCGGGCGGGGAGGCTCGGCTGGCGGGGGCGGCGCGGGAGGCGTCTCGGCGGCGGGCTTCGGAATGGCCTTGAGCGCCTCCTCGAGACGGCGATCGGCGTCGGCGCGCGCGCGCTCTGCTTCTTCGGCGCGCGTTTCTGCGGCGCGCCGGCGGTTGCGCTCCTTCGTGATCTCGGCTTTCTGCCAGGCGGGCGTGTTGTCCTTGCCCTTGCCTGCAGCGTCGGCCTCGTCGCCTTCGGCGGCCGCAGCTTCGGCCGCAGCTGCTGCAGCGGCGGCGTCACCCGAGGTCGACGGCGCGGCGGCCGGGGCAGTCGCTGCCGGCGCAGGCGCAGGCGACAGCACGGGCATGTCGCTGGTGGCCGAAAGCGCCGGCGAGCGCAGGTTCAGGACGTCGGCCGTCGGCGCGGCGGCAGGCGCAACCGGTGCGGGCGGCGCCGCGGGCGTAGAGGTGGAGGCGTCAGCCATGCGGTGGGTTCTCGGAGCCCGGCGTCATTTCGCCGGTTGGATTCCCGGTGGCGCCCGGTGCGCCCGCATTGACCGAAGCGGGGGCGGATTTGCCGGCCAGCGAGAGCAACTGGTCGGCGAGGTTGGAGACGTGCTTGTTCGTCGCGTCGTCGGCCTTCTGCAGGATCTGGAGCAACTTGGCTTCGAAGTCCTTGTTGACCTTGTCCTGCGCGACGGCGCGGTCGGCGGTGCGGTCGTTGAGCGCGGTCATGAGCTGCTGGCGCTCGGCCGACAGCTGCTTGACCTGCTGGTCGAGGGACTGCAGCAGTGCCTGCATCTGCGGCGGCACGTCCTTCTGGTCGGGCGTGAGCAGGTTGGCCGGCACGGCCTTGGCCAGGCGGCGCGCCATCTCGTCGGCACCGGGCCAGTCCTGGTTCTTGGCGATCAGGTCGGCGATCATCGACGCGGTGTTGGGCATCGCCTTGGCGAAGGCCATCATCGATTCGGCAGCCTCGATGCGCTTCGTGGCGTAGCTCGGGCCCATCGTGACCGTGACCGAGAACTTGCCAACCTTCGGATTGAAGACCTTGAGCGTCTTGCCGGTCTGCTGGTTCTTGCGCTCCTCGTACGCCTTGTCCGCGTGCGGATCGATCAGGATCAGCTCGTCGCTGTCGTCGTCGGCCAGCACGGTGGCGTAGCGCTTCGTGTCGAGGTAGGACGGCGCCAGGTCGATCAGGATCTCGCCGGTGTGACGTTGCGCGCGCGACAGGTTGTCGAGGTAGTGGAAGGCGCCCAGGTCGCCTGTGCGGCGCAGCTCGCGGATGGCGCGGCCGCTCTCGTCTTGCATGCGCTCCTGGTTCGTCGCGTTGAAGCGAATCCCCGTGGTGCCCATCATGTCTTGCGAGGCACCCTGCTTGGCCTGGACGACGCCCGTGGGCACGCCGGCAAACTGCTGGCGCTGCGGCGGCGGCGCCGGCTTGCCGGCGAGGTTCACACCCTTGTACAGCAGGTACGGATAGGACTTGCGGTTGGCCTGCTTCCAGCGATCCTCGTGGCCCTCGACCTGGCCCTCCTCCATGATGAAGGGCGCCTTGGGCGCTAGGGCGATCAGCTCGGTCTCGCAGGTCAGCCAGTAGTTGTACATGCGCTGCGGATCCTTCGCGTTGCGCACGACGCCCGACTTCTTGACCTTGCCCTGCACGTCGATCTCGTCGCCGACGCACTCGACGATCGGGATGTAGCGGCCCGGCCAGGGCTGCTCCTCGAGGATCTCGACGGCCGTGGCGCTGTACCAGGTCTGCTTGGGCACTTCGGCCCGGCGCTCCTTGATCACCTGGATCTTGCCATCGGTGATGTCCTGGACGACATCAGCGTGCAGCTCATCGCGCCAGCCGATGTGGCCGTTGGAGAGTGCGACCAGGTCGCGGTGCTCCATGCGGATCTCGTAGTACTCGGCGACCCGGATGTTGTCCTTGTCGGCCCAGTTCTTCGAGTCCTCGCCCACGCCGTTCTGCGTCCAGGGAATTGGATTCGCGTCCGGGTACGCGTCCTCGAACTCGTGACGCGGGATCATTTCGGTGACGAAGCCGTACTTCGCATCAGACCCCTCGGGCTGCAACCGGTCGGGGTCGAGGTAGACCGTGAACTGGTTGCGCACACGCCGGATGCGCAGAACCTTGTCGAACGAGTCCGGGCTCTCGTACTCGCTGACGATGCGCCAGAAGCCCCAGCCGCTCGTCACGGCGCAGTCGAACGCGGTGTCGTAGGCGATGTCGGCATTCGAGTCGCGCTCGACCGCGCGGATCCAGCCGCGGTAGATCTTGGCGGCCTCACGGTCGCCCTTCTCGCCCACCGGGCTGATGTTGATCTGCGGCCGGTTCTGGCGCTGGTCGTTCGTGATCTGGTGCACGAACGTGGGCATGTAGTTGGCCGTCAGGATCGGGCGGCGCTCGGCCTCGCGCTCGGCGCGCGTGCCGGCCGGCCACTGGTCGCCGGCCTTGAACTTGATGTCGTCGAGCGCCTCGGTGCGGTTGTCGCGCTCGGCGCTGATGCAGCGGTCGAAGCGCTTTCGCATGCGCGCGAGGATCTCGGCCTGCTTGGCGGCGTCCTTCTCCTTGCCCTTGGGCTCGTTGTCGTCGTCGGAGCCCTTGCCGCCGCCCACGTCAGGCGCCGGGATCTTGTTCATCCCGGCGTCGACCTTCGGAAGACGGACTTTGCCGTCGTCCTTGGGCTTGAGCGGATCCTGGGCCACGAGCTCAGACCCCCATCGTCACGGTGACTTGGGCGCCGGTGCCCGAGATCGCGGAGACGAACGCCGTGTAGAACTGCCATGGCTGGGCGCCGTTGGCCACGCCCTGCTGAGGCGACGCACCCGAGGCGATCGTGATGGCCGATCCGTAAGCAGACCAGTTCACCCCGTCGTTGGAGGCGTAGATCTGCACGGTCGCGCTCACGTTGCCGGTGGTAGCAGTGGCCACCACCTGGAACGTCTGGTTCTGAGGGTTGATCGGCGCTTGGCCGGCGCTCGGGTTGACCGATTGCGCCAGGCCTGTTTGAAGCGCCGCGGCGAGCGTGGCGGCGGCGACTGCCGTCTTGCTGAGGACGTAGGTGGTCATTGCAGAACCCGAACCTCTCCGGGCTGCAGGCCCTCGTTGATGGCTTGATCGATGGCCTCGGCCGCGTCGCGCAGCGCGGCGCGGTAACTGCGACCGTCCTCGCACGGCAGCTCCATCCAGAACTCGTGGCCGGCGCGGTTGAACATGGAGACACGCGCGACCTGCTCGCCGCGCACAGGCGACCAGTAGCGGTACTCGCTGACGCGGAAGGTGGCCAGGCCATCGGCAGAGCGAACGGTGTTGCTCATGGAGCGATCACCTTCGGTTCGCCGATCGCGTCGACGTCGACCGGCCTGGTCGACGTCCAGCAGCTGGCCAGCGGCGCGAGCACGCGCTCGCAGAAGTCCTCGACCGACAGCAGCAGGTGGATCGGCAGACACGCGATGCCGACCTGGTGGTCATCGCACGAGAAGGCGACGACAACGACGTCCCGGCCCTCCTCGTCGGCGCCCGGCTGTACCGCGACCTTGCTCACGAGGTGGCTGGTGTCGGTCAGGCGCACCATCTCGCGCTGGATGATGTTGGGGGTGATCGCGTGGTCGATGCTCATGACGCCATCCAGTTGTGGCTGGCCTCGCTGCTGCTGGATCCGACGGTGATGACCTGACGCTCAGCGCGGCGCTCGACGCGTTCGCGCACGCGCACAGCGAACGACATGCACAGCGTGTCGCCGACGTCGGGGCTCGACAGTCCGCGCGACTTCATGTCCTTCTTGGACTCGAGTTGGATGACGTCACAGCCGTTGCGCGTCACGTACGAGTACTGCGGCCCAGTCAGGTCGGCCTCGAGTTCCGGGTCGTCGGGAAGATCAAAGCCGACCTTCAGCGCGTCGCGCGTCAGGCCCCAGACCTCGGCGCGGCGGTTGAAGTACTTCGCCGGGTCTTGCGGCACGCCACCACCGTGGAACTCGGTGAGGATGTCCTTGCCGGCCTTCCGGTCGAAGTTGCGCGCTCGGATGATGTCGATGACGCCGGCGCCGATGCCGTCGCCATCGATGACGATCGCGTCGGGCTCCTCATCTTCGATGTGCTCGATGAAGTTGTTGGCCAGGGTGACCGTGTCCAGCCCGCGCCAGCGCTTCTTGACCCGGAACTTGCGGCCTTGCCTCAGGCTGCTGACGCTCTGGTCATCGCCGAAGCGCGCGACGTCGAGGATCAGCACCTTCGGCTGGAACTCGAAGCCAGAGGCCTCATAGCGACGGGCGTCGTCGTAGAGCTCGTGCTCGATGAACTGCGTCGTGCCAGCGCGCGGGAAGACGCCGCGCACACGCACGCGCACGAAGTCGCTGTCCTCGCCGTAGTCACGGATCCAGGCCTCGATCTGCGTCTGGCTGGCCTTCTTCGCGGTGCGGCTGTCGACCTGGCGGGTGATCCACCGGTGCTTGAAGCGCGCGAAGCACTCCTTGAAGCGCCCGTTGGTCCGCGTTGGGTTGCCGAAGGCGATCCACATCGCGCCTGCGGTCGTCATGGCGCCCTCGGTCACCTCCCAGATGCCGTCAGCAATCGCGCTGGCCTCGTCGTAGATCACGAGAACGTGCTTCTCGTGGGTTCCGGCGAAGGCCTCGCTGTTGCCCTCCGACCAGGGGATGGCTGAGGCGAACCAGGTCTCTGGATAGTGGACGTTGTAGAACTTCGTCGCCGTCCACTGGAACCAGTGCTTGTTGATCGAGATGCCGTGCCACTTCGACAGCTCGCGCCAGGTCTTATGCAGCAGCTGGTCACGCGTGTTCGCGGTCACCGGGATCTGCGGGAACTCGCGCGTCGAGATGAACCAGATGATGATCCAGGCGATCAGCGCGGTCTTGCCGATGCCGTGGCCGGAAGCCACCGCGATGCGGATGGCCTCGCCCAGCGAGGAGCCCTCGCGCACGGCGCGGCCGATCTCCTCGAGGATGTCGCGCTGCCAAACGTCGGGGCCGTCCTCGCCCTTGAGCATGCCATCCTCGCCCCAGGGAAAGGAGTACATGACGAAGCCCAGCGGGTCGTCGTAGAACCCGGCGATGTCTTCGATGAGCTGCTGCTCAAGCTTTTCCGAGTCGCTCACGGGCTTTCACCAGTTTCTCGGCGAAGCCGAGTTCGATCTGGCCCTTGTGCTCGATCGAGGCGAGCCTCGGGTGCACGTAGGGAGCGACGTCCTTGGCGATGTCAGCAGCGGTGCGCATCAGGCGCCGACGGAGAGTGACGGTCTTGGCTTTGTCAGCGTCGTCGACCAGGTCGCGCATAGCTCGCAGCATCACTTCCTTGGGCAAGATGCCTTCCACGGCAGCCAGTGCCTCGGTCATCTTCGAGACCTTCGCCGCGTGCGCATGCGTGCCACCCTTGGGCGGCACGCTCTTCTTCGGGTTGGCCTTGCGCTCAGTCACGAATCACCTCGAGGCGCACGATCTCGCCGAACGCCGGCGCCAGCTTCTGGGTCAGCGCGTCGGTGGCGAAGGTGAAGACGCGATCGTCCTTGACGCACACGACAAGCACATGGTCAGGATCGGCCTGGGCGCAGTCTG